AGTAAAGAAGCCATTTCTCTTAAATCGTTTTTCTGTTCCTCGATATTGTTTTTCTTTGTTGCCGTTGTCATATTTATCACCTCGCTTCCTGTTCCGTATATTTACATTATAGTCACCTTAATTGATTTTGTCAATGCATTTTTGTCACTTTACGGAACTTTTTTATTGACCTTTCTGTTCTGTCATGGTATTGTGTACTTAAGAGAAAGGAGGAAAAAGGAATGACGCAAGGCGAGCGCGTAAAAGAAATTCGTAAAGCATTGGGCCTCACACTCGACAAGTTTGGTGAAAAGCTTGGTGTAAAAAAACAAACTGTTAGTCGCATTGAAAATGGAATCAATAATGTTACTGAGCAAATGATTCTTTCCATTTGCCGTGAATACAATGTAAACTACGATTACCTGACATATGGCGATGGCGAAATGTTCGAGAATTTGCCAGAAACCATTCTGGATGAGCTGTGTATCGAGTACAACTTAGATGATGATGATCGAGACATTTTAAATTTTTACTTGGGACTTCCAGCGGATGCCAGAGATGCAATCAAAAAACAAATTAAAAAAATATTTGTAAAAGAATAAGAAAAAGGAGCTCACACTATTCTTGGTGTAAAGCTCCTTTTTCTTTTCTCTAGAAATGAACATATATGTATTTCACAAATTGATATATGCGTTTTAGTTTGTTCTGGTCGTCAATCTTATCTACCAAATCAATAATCAATTTCCCATAGTCTTTTACCCTTTCCTTTTTCTTCATTTTGTGTACCCCTTTCTTTCCAGAAAATATGTTCGATTTTGTTTCATTATACAGCCCGAACATATTTTCGTCAACTTGTAATTTTTGTCAACTCATTTCCTGAATTGTATCATATTTCGCACCGCAAAAACCGTCCTGTCCACAAACGTGGACACTTTTTTCATTTGTATTCTGATTCGTATAAATCTTCTATTCTTACATGCAAATGTTCCGCCAACTTCTCCATTGTGTCCATCCTGGGGATTCTTTTACCTGTGGCGATATTGTGCAGTGTAGATTTGCTGATGCCGGTTAAAATTTCTAACTGTCTATACGATAATCCTTTTCTTTTCATTTGCTCCGCTAAAAGTATTTTCATCTCGTCTCCTATTGGCATTTTTAGCTTTTAACTTAGGATTATCTTATTTACGATAAAAATACGATGTTTCTTTGCAAAATAAAATTACAGGTCTATCTATATTATGATAGATTGCGTAATAAATAATTTTATTAATCCTCCTTTCGAAATCAGTGTACTAAATTTAAAATCAAAAGAATTTTTGTAAGAAAAATAATACACCATTAAATTCACAAATGAATTGCCAGTTCGTTTTGTCGGCATTTTTTTGCAAAAAATTTATTTTCATGCATTTTCACAAAATCACTTATAAAATCTTCCGTTTCTTATATACATCTCACAATATTTAGTGTATAATTGCACTTATAACTATTTAAATTTTTATTCATACGAGGAAAAGGAGAAAAAACTTATGAAAAAGAAATTATTAGCTCTTAGTTTAATTGCAGTAATGTCATTGTCATTTACTGCCTGCGGTGGCGGAAATACAAATTCTTCATCCAAGGCGGATACTAAGACAAAGACCGAGGCTACTACTGCTGCTGCAGAAGCTGCTACCGAGGCAGCAAATGAAAATGAACCAAAAGTCGAAAAATCTGATGGGATTACAAAAGAAATTTACTACACAAATAAAGAGCTGGATATCAAGGGAACTACCGGCACAATCAACTATACTATCGACCAGATACAAGTATCGAATGTGACTTTTGACAATGATGATATTGCAAGTGCCGCAGAGATGAAAAAAGGCGATAAAGGTGCTTTAGTCGCTATACATATGACTGTTGAAAATACTTCTGATGATACTACATATTTTTATGCAGATCAGGCAAACATGGTAACTGATACAAAAGAAAAAACTACTCCTAACGTATGGTTTAGCGACAGTATGGATGGCGAATATAACGGAAAAATCAAAAATGAGGGTACATTAATGTACTTCTTCAAAAACTCTGATGCAAAAGATATTAAGTCAGTAAAATATACTGCCGATGCTCCATCAAATGAAAACTTTGAGCCGAATGGAAATGAAGTCGTAGAAGAAATTTCTTTACAATAAAAATTAACAATTATTATCTCTTTACATAAGAGCAGCTCATCCGCTGCTCTTTTCTTTTTTATAGTCAGCTTTCTGACTAAATACGCATTTTTCAGTATACTGACTAAAAAAATCTCACATTGAGGTTTCCTGAAACCTTCTGAGGTACCTTTTAGCTCACTTTGCATTTTTATATTGCACATACGTTCTATCTATCGTATAATCATTTTGTAAATAAAAAAATCCGGTACTGGCAATACCGGATTCGTAACTTATCAACCAGGATGATTGATATATAAACACAAACAAATTATATCATGCATCCTGTTGTTTGTATAGGGTGTATTTTTTATACCCTTTTTTCAAAAGAAAGGTGGATGTTTATGAAAAGAAAAATCAGATGTGCAATCTATGACCGTGTATCTCATGAGCTGCAAGTAGAAAAGGGGCTTTCCCTCGATACGCAAAAAGAAATGCTCACTTCTTACGCAAAAGAGCAAGGGTATGAAATCGTTGATTACTATCAAGATGAGGGTATCTCTGCGAGAAAGACAATGAAGAATCGTAAAGAATTATTACGTCTTTTAGAAGATGTTAAGGCAGATAAGATAGATATTATCCTTGTGACAAAATTAGATCGTTGGTTTCGCTCCGTGAAAGATTATCATAACACACAAGCCATTCTCGATGCTCATCATTGTGCCTGGAAGACAATACTTGAAGATTATGATACTACCACGAGTGATGGGCAGTTGAAAATCAATATCATGCTTGCTGTTGCACAGAATGAAGCTGACAGAACTTCTGAGCGTATCAAAGTAGTCTTTTCACATAAAATCCGTAACAAGGAACATCTCAACGGACCTGTTCCGTGGGGGTATATGGTCGACGAAAAGAAACATCTTGTAAAAGACCCAGAGATTGCTCCTATCGTAGAAGATATGTTTAATCATTATTTTACTACTTTTAGTAAGAGAGAGACTATTATGTATATTAGAAGTAAGTATCCAGGAAAGACCCCAGAGGGAAATTCTTTAGCTAAAATATTTTCTAATGCTACATATGCAGGAATACGTTTTGGCATAGAGAATTACTGCGATGCTTATCTCACTTGGGAGCAGCATAAAAAGATTGTTGAATCAACAACAGCTAAGGTCTATCCCGCCACTCACCCGCAGCAGACTTATATCTTCTCCGGAATGCTTCGTTGTCCTCACTGTGGAAAAATGTTATCTGGATATGTGCGTAAAGCTAAAAAAGCAGGACGTACTTATGAGTATCCGGCTTACAGATGTAATAAACGCTATAACAAGCATAGCGCCCCAGTCAAGACTGAAAAAATCGTTGAGCAGTATGTTCTTGAGTTTTTTGAGGAAGAATTAAACAGAAGCATTTACGACTTAGAACTTAAAGAAGGATTGAGCAAAGGCGAGAAGACCGCGAACGTATCCGTATTGCAAGACGAGCTTAACAGGATTAATATCATGTTTGAAAAAGGAAGAATCTCGTTAGATTATTACGATAAACGCTATGAAGAGATAGAAACGCAAATCAAAGAAGCAACCGTTTCTCATTCAAAAGAATTAAGAGCTAGAAAAGAGATTCGAGACGGTTTAGATGGAAACTGGAAGGAATTATACCTTCAACTCGATGCATCCCACAAGAGAGCATTTTGGAAAAACATTATAAAAGAAATCTTAATTGACCCTGAGACTCACGAGCTGAATGGCATAATATTTTTTTAGTTTGTTAGTGTATCAAACATACTAACTCAACCGTGTAATCAGCCTCTCCCGAGACAAATGCTCCTGACGTATTGGCAAAATCAATATTTTGTACAAGGTTAATGTCTTTTTGTGGATTCATTCCATGTTTCTTTAAAACGTATTCAAATACCATTTCTGGCATACCACCTGGTCTTCCACCAATGACTTTTTTACCCTTTAAGTCTTCCCATTTAAAACTATCCTCTTTTTCACGGCTCACAACAAAGTTACCGGCCCGCTGTGTTAATTGGGCAAAGTTTATCAGATAGTCTGCATTGCCCTGGTTAAACTGATAGATTGTCGCTTCTGGCCCCATAAATGCAATATCTGCATCTCCGCTTATTACGGCCGTTGCCGTCTTATCTGCACCAAATCCAGTAGTAAGTTCCAGTTTAATTCCTTCTTTTTCAAAATATCCTTTTTCAATCGCTACATACTGCGGGGCATAAAAAATAGAATGTGCTACCTCATTTAAACGTACTTTTTTCAAATGATGACGGCTTCCCTCACAGCCTGCCAGACAGCAAATACCAAACAGCATGACAAAACATGGCATCATTAATATTATGAGATATCTTCGCATGGCTAATACTCCTGTTTTATTCTACAAC